CCCAGTTGAAATTTATGCACATCCTTCTGAACGATTTAGCCCATAGTTTCTGTACTTTACTACCGTGCATCCCTCTTCTCCTTAGAACACCTATTGTTGAAAACACTTCAGCTATTTTATTATCGAAACTTCCTAAGTTGTCAGTTTCCCAGTTACCATTCACAAACGTCGCGCACGTTCTTGCTAAACAACCTCTAAGTTTGCCGTCTTTTGTGCCCATGATACGTAAGTACTCATGATACGTTGAGTCAGTAAGCAACTTCTTTTCTTGTCCTTTAAGGTTACATTTGCCTGCAATCTCATTCCACAGTTGTGAGCCTGTGTACGAATTATGCACACTTATTATATCGTCCCCGTGGCACAGACGATTTTCAAGTCCTACGTTGACCTTCAGGTTGCTGGCTGAAATATCTACTACTTTAGCGTATGCTATGTTTAACAACGTATTTATGAGGGTAGTATCTCTGTTACCACTATACAACCCTCCCACTGTTTGGATGATATCACCGGTCTCTGGATGTATCACACATTGAGCGAACACTGACCTAGCTAGCCATGTTGCAGTACTATTTATCAGTTCTTTGTCTGTCCTATCCATCGATTTATCATTTTCTAACAGACGGTTTATATTTACCTTAGCTGCATAATAAATGAATGACATATGTTCATGACTGTGCATACTGTTGAAGTCTGGATAGTCGTAAGAGCTATAGTAACTACCTTGTCTGGAACCATCAATTCTCGAAATTATTTGTTGTAAATACTCGTTGTTGGGCAGATTGATGTCAACACTCGGGTGGTTTAGGTGCTTTTCCATTGGTGCCATTAACCAATTTGAAAATATGTAATGCCAAATAGTCACTCCATATATAGCTCTTGCTTTACCTCCAGTTTCATTTAATTTCATATGGGATTTAGCGACTATTTTTGGGTCTGTATGCAATATCGATATTATTTTATCTCTCGGTATTGCTTCCATAACTGATCTTTTAGTAGGTTTTGGGCTTAATTTAAGGTCATGCAAGATATAGTCTCTTACAGCAGCGTTCTCACCTTTTAAAGCACTGGGCAATCCTGCTGACGACCCTGACACTAACCATTCGTACGCATTATCTATGAAATCATCAAACTTTCTCGGCTTTGCAGCGGGGTATGCCGTTGCTACCACTTTCATAATTTCGTCGTGTATTATTTCCGTAGCAAACTCATGGGACCAATGAAACCCATCAAAAGCAATGATGTTATCAGGTGGTGTAGCTTTAGAGGAAAATTCTTTTTCCCAGTCCACCATAACACCCCCTCTTCCGTATAATGATTGCATATACAACATTTGCGTCCATTCACGGTCTGATATTTTCTTTCCACACCCATGTTTTCTCCAATCGTCGTGCAGTAGTTTAGTTTGTTCAACCCAGTTATCCTCATCAAAACTTATAAATCCTGATTTTATCAACACATTCCAAGCTGGGTCCTGCAAATTCAAACCGTATAACCATACTAAGACAGATGTCACGAACTCTGAAGCTTGGCCTATATGGTTTAGTGCAAAGCATCTTGCCAAGGTGATTCCAACTGATTTTCCTTGCAATAGAGGCATAACATCTGACACATACAGACCTCTCTTTTTCGCTACACCAGGCTCTCTGTCTGGCCACAGTTGATCTATTTTATTCATCTGCTTATGTGATAGCATTTTGGAGAGTAATGATTGAACATCTGTTGCACCGTCTTCTATTTTAACACGGTAGCCCAATTCCTTAGTCATACGATTTTCAGTATCTTTGACAATCTCAACAACCCTTATAATATTGTCGTCCGCTATAGCTTGGTTATTTCCATGTGTAATTACTTCACCTTCCTGTTGCCAATATGGTAAGACTTGTGGTTCCAATTTTTCTGTAATGAATCTTGGTAGACCTACTCCTGGAAAGAATTTTTTATGGTCATATGCTAGCTGTTCTGCAGTGATTAGACTACGCTGGAAATCGCATAAAGATTCTTCCATCCCCAATTGTCTTTGTCTCATAGTCATATGTTGAGTCTCACCTTCCTCCTCCTTTTGCATGCTTTCATTAACCTCTCTGGTTTCTGTTGCCAACTCCGGGGCCATACGATTGTCCGTTTCGTGGTCTAATTCTCCGTTTACTGTTAATATTCGCCAGTGTCCATTACTTAGCTCTAAGGTCACTCCATTATATGGTAACATATTATAGGGTGATTCCGGCACATAGCTTACATACTCAGTAGCCATATTACCAATCGCCCTGGGTTCGGTTATCTTAGCCCACACTACATTAACGTTCAAGCCCATTGCTACAACCATTCCTACTACGTCATAAAAGGTGAGGGTATCTGGGCAGTTTAGGTTGTAAATCTCGCCCTTTCCTAACCGCTGCAGGTGTGCTTTTGTAACTGCTAAAGCTCCCTTTTTTGTTGCAACTTTCTGTAATACAACCCAGCCACAATCTCCCGTGGTAATTGGATCATACGCACATTTCAACTTGACTTGTTGTAAACCAGCACTCTCTATGCAATATGGTCCATTCTTATCAATCACTTTCTTCAGCCTAGCATTTTCTTTTTGAGTCATTAATTTAACTGCTCGCTTCAATACTGATCCTAACCTAGTTGAAGCTTGAACTTGTGTGACAGTATCGACGTTAGCCTGTGTGATCGTTGGCATTGGTTGGCTTTCTTGTGAATGAAAACCTCCTCTTTCCGCACTAATAGTAGGTGTTTCTAGTACAGCTCTTTGCCATGCATTATAGATAGCTCTTGAATCTGCAGGATCCATTAGCTGGTCTATTGATCTATTTCCTTGTACATTAGTTGGCACGAGTTCTAACATAACACCTTTGTTACTAACATGTGTCCAAAACGGCCTATCATCTGGTTTAGATGGTATTTGGAAACTTGCATATGTTTTAGCTATGGGTCCTATGTCTTTTGTCACGTCACCCCATCCTGTATTGCGGTTACTACGTTTGGCCAGACCTATTCTCCTCATGACCATGTAGTCATTGAGGTTTGCTTGTGTTGTGTGATATGTTAGTTCCAGTTTCGGCCTATAGGCGATTTCATATATTGGAGCATGATTGCGGATAGAAGTCCGAGCACTAAAATTCTGGCTGTAATGTAAGTGCAAAGGCCACAACTTTAAGCCGGTTTGGACATTTGGCAACATCTTCCTTATATTGACAAAGTTTGCATTCCACCCTATCAGCTGGAGCAAACTTGGTTGGTTTTGTAGAATACCGTTAAATATAAACTTGCTCAGCACACCAGGTTTACGAAATAGTTTTGTGAAAGCAGCTTCCACCTTTATTTGCTCCTCCGGCTGCGGCAATATCGACATTCTTTCCTCTACATAGAGTGTACTTATATCATATAATGTAGCTCCAACTTTGGCAGCTTGCCCAACAAGTGATAATAATACTGCACTTGGTGCACTATTCATTAAATGATCCATTGGCATTGGGAGCTCATTTCTATCTATTTGGCCATCAAACCAATCTGTTGAGTGTAGCGGTTCTGGCACAGTCAGAGGCGTACCAGTCAAATACAATGTTGGAAAATTCGAAACTATTGAGAATGCATCATTGACCTGTGAATCTAGACCAAAGCGGCTGGCATACATAGTTATGAAACTTGCAATAACATTTGGTTTTCCAAACCAGAATGGTATTTGAGCGCCAAAATCTACAGTTGTATCGCTTATGACTGCCATCTTGGTAGCTAACCTCATAGAGTATTGGCCGAAAGGTGATGTTACCAAAGTTCCATTATCTAACGTTTTAGCTGCTATTATCTCATTACGGTTAAAACAACAGTAAGCCCAAAATTGACTGTAGTCATGTGGCATGCCAATACAATTTATGATTTCCTGACCAGAATTGCTAATTGATTGTGTCCAATTAGTGTCTCTATGTATGTTGTATGATTTTCCCTGCACTCTTACGCCCCTTCTATGTGGGACGACTCCGTCTGCCATAGCATAGTATGAATCAAATAAGTATGAGAATGCTCTTACCAGCACAGCTAAGTGATTGTCCCCGTACTCAGCTGATTTCGCCCTGTTTTGTATGATCCACACGGCATCTGCTTCATTTTTCAGTTGGAATGCGTTTTGAAAAGCTCTCACAACAGTTGGATCATATAGTGCTGTAATTTTGTTTATGCTTCCCGGGTTGACACGGGATGGATAAGTGGCAATTGAAGGCCTGCCTCTTATTTCAGGTAACAATCCTGATCTTTCAAAGTTATCATCATGCATCAGTGGGTATGATGCTTTATCAGAAACGACTGTCAACTCCGTATCCTCTAAAGGTAACCCATCACCGTCATTTAGTAAGAAGTTGACGTCTACCTCTAATATAGTGTTATTATCGACTGTATTATCAGATGTGTTTATAGTCGTTGGCAAAGTTTCCAGAAGTCTCAAATGTGAATAGGTTTCTAGTTGGTTGAAAACTGGCTCATTCGCAATAGGGAAGTTTAGAGCGTTAGCTCTATGTGTCAGATTGTTTGAACTTTTTACAAAGTTCTCCTCTATGTAGTTTTCGAAATCTTTGACATCACTGAATACTCTTGATTGGCTGCCCGATTGTGCTGGTTGTTTATCAACCAAATCAGCTGGCAATGAGCTCCTCAACTCTGTCTCAAGGGTGTTGTCTCTAATTAATTCATGTTGATGATCTACAGACCCGGCTTCTGATCCCTCTGCTGTTTCGGTTCTGTCATTAACATTGGTAGCCAATCTTGCTTCCATTTGATCAGATGTCAAGTCTCTACGATTGTGTACAACATTTGGCCTACTGGTTTGTCCCCCAGTATTCGCGGAGTGTTGTTGCTCCGCTAATTCAGGATTGTCTTGTTGTTCATTGGTTTGCCCTCCAATGATCGCTCCTCGACTAGGAACTGGTTCAGGGTTGTTAGAATTTGTTGACTGCATTGCGGGCCAGAATGCCTTTCGGTCCACCGTAGTGTTTAGATCCCCGACTGTCCACCTGTGCTCTCCTCAATCCAGCTCAGTCCACACCTAAGCATGCCGATCACTGTCGGAGGCATCCGTTGCAGTCTGTCGCCTCACAGGGGCGGGTCGCGTTGGCGATAGCACATCAAAAAATCAGCTGTGACCAACTTAGCCGCTTGCACGACCTTTAGATTTTGAGACTACCAATTATTTAAACCTTCCGCGAGAGCCTATCCTCACTCGGACACGAGCCGGTTTTTCAGGGGCGCTTTCGCTACCGCTCATCGTGTGTTCATCGGATTACTCATTCCCTCTGTTTCGGACGGCACAACCCGTAGTCGGAACTACGTGAGCACAAGTCCGTGTTCCCTCCAAAAAGAAACTGCAAAAAGCTACCCTGGTTACTAGAAGCTATTATAGCCTCAAGTAACCCCTCTTGTTTCTTGTATCCTAGGACGTACCCGGATGCCAAGATTCTCAAGAAACTATGCATAACCTAGGACGTACCCGGTTGCTACATATGTTTGGGCTCCAGTATTAGAAAAAAGACTAACTTGAAAAAACTTTC